CCTGATACTCTTACTCAAGAGAAGAAGAGTCTTGGAGAGGCAATAAAAAGTGGCGGAATGTTAAAATCTGCAAGAAGAAAGAAAGGTGTAAAGACAGATACAGAAAAAGAAGCTCTTATAGAATCTATGTTGGGTGGAGGAAAACAAAGAGTAGCAGGTAGAGCGGGAAGAAGAGGAAGACCAAAGAAGTTCAAGACACTTGAAGAAGTAAAGGCAGATATAGACAAAAGAAATCCAACTTATGTGAGTCCTGTTACAGGAGGATTGTTACCAGGCACAGGACCTAAAGAACCCAAAGAGAAAAAAGATGAGTTAAAGGACTTTCTTCTTAATGTTCTTCAACCTAGTCTGACTAAGATAGAAGACAACCTTAGTAAAATTCTTGGTAATTTTGACAAACAAATAGAGACAGAAAAAGAAAAACAGGATGATCTAAGAGTGTCTGAGGACACTGCTAGTGATAAAGCAAGAGAAAAAAAATTAGAAAAACCAAAAGGAAAAGGAATGCTGAAGACAGGTATTGATAAAGCAATCAAACCTGTAACAGGAATGATGGACATGATAATGAATTTCTTTAAGAATATTCTCTTAGGAGGTGCTGTCATGGGTTTATTAAAAATCCTTGAGAATCCTGAGATAATTATGAAACCTTTGAGAGATTTTTCAAATGGAATTATAGACTTTGTTAATAAGTTAATAAAAGGTATAAACAAGTTTGTTTTAGGTCCTATTAATTTTATTATAGATGGTTTGAGAAGTGGATTAGGACTTTTAATTGCACCATTTGCATTTTTAGCTGATAAATTTGGTGCACCTTTTAATTTACCTTTGAATAATTTTACAGAAAAAGTAACACCAATACAGATAAAAGAGATTCCAAGAATAGAACCAGAAGCAAACATGCAAGGTGGTGGTGAAGTGCCTGGTCAAGGAACAGGAGACACTGTACCTGCAATGTTAGAACCAGGTGAATTTGTAATGAGTAAAGGTGCTGTTGATCAAGTTGGAGTTCAACAATTAGAAGTTATGAATGCAGAAGGTGGTGGTACTAATCAACCTGTTATGAAAGGTGGTAGAACTTATGCAAAAGGTGGTGGATCCATAGGCATTAAAGGAAAGGGTAATACAGGAACAATGGAGATGAAAGATGCAGATGGAAAAAAAGTAGGATCAACTTACAATGTAATCTCTGGTAAACCAGGTACAGAGAACATTTCACAAGAAATGAGAAAAGATGTGTCTGGTAAAGGATATCCAATGCCAGATGGAACATATAAAGTTCATAGTTTTGATGAACATGGTCCTTTATCAGGAGCATTAAGAGGATTAGGTGATTGGTCTGCTTATGTTGGTAGTGGTGATGGTAATATGGGAAATAGATCAGGAATGATGATTCATAGTGACATAGATCCTTATGGAACATTAGGATGTATTGGTGTTGGTTTGGGTGGGAAACCAGGTACTGAAGCAGAAAAAGGTTTCTTAAAGGCATGGTCAATGACCAATCCTGAGACTATTTCAGTTGATTTTGGTGCACCAACTGGAGGCGCTAGTGATATGGGAGGTGGCACAAGATCTGAAACATCAGATAATAGCATAGCAAAAATGTCATCTAGTCAATCAGGTTCAAAAGTCTCACCACCACCTACTCCAAATGGAGGAGGCAGTAACATTGTAATGGCTGGTGGTGGCAAGGCTTCATCTGGTGGACTAACCTCTGGTAATGCACCTGCTTCTTCTACAGGTTCAAAACGTTTTTCATCAGTTGATGCACGTGATGACTCTAATATTATTGTTCAATCAATTTACAATTTGGTGGGATAGATGGCACTTAATTTTCTAGTCACTGGTGTAAAGATGTTAAAGAAATCTTTGGATAAGAAGAAGATGAAGGAGAAAGCCAAGAAATTTGTTGGTGGTGATAAGGAAGAGAAGAGAGCAAAAATAAGCAAGATAATGGACAAAGATAGTTCATATGGTGGAAAAACCAAAGTAAAAAAACCTGCATCAATATCTAAATCTAAGTTGATGAAGATTGATATAGACAAAGTTGCAAAGGTAACACCTGATTCTGCTAAGATAGATTACAAAGCATTTACTGCAAAAGTAGATAATATAGTTGGTATGACAGATGCACTAGCATTTCTTACTGGTGCTCAATCTGAACAGAAAAAGGATGAGTTAAAATTATTACGTCAACAGAGAGAGGCAGAGAAGAAGAGAAAGAAAGAGGCAAAGTTAGAAAAGAAAGATGGCATACTAGGAAAGGTTGGAAAAGGAATTAAAAAAGTAGCACAAAGTCCTCTGGATGCTATAACTAATTTCTTTACTCAGATGGCACTTGGTGCATTAGCATTATTTTTAATAAACAATGCTGATAAAATTAAAGGAATATTTAAAAATATAGGAGAAAACATAGAAGTATATTCTAAAGTTTTGAGACTAACCATTTTTGGATTTGCAAATGGAATGAAACTTGCCAGAGCAGGTTTTGGATTGATGGCAACAGGAGTTGGTAAACTACTATCTCCTGTCCAAAAAATGTTTTCAGCAGTAGGATCTCAGATTGGTAATGTACTTGGATCATTGGGGACTAAGTTAAAGACTATATTTTTAAATCTACCTGGCATAAAAGAATTAACTCAGATGATTTCTGGAGCTAGGAAAGGAGCTGATGCAGCTAGTAAAATTGTAAGTGGGAAAACAAAAAAAATTGTAAACAAATTAACAGGTAATGTTCTTAAGAGAGGAATGGAGAGAGCACCTAGCAGATTCTTTCTTAAATTATTTGGTAAAAAAGGAGCAAAAATCTTTAAACAGAGTGCACAGGCATTTCAAAATTTAAGCATACTAGGAAAGAGTATTAAAATACCCATAGTTGGTCCTCTTATTGTTGCAGTTACTTCAATTTTAGCTGGTGATCCCTTACAGAAAACATTGTTTAGATCCATAGGTGCTGTATTTGGAGGTGCTATAGGATCACTAGGTGGTCCTTTAGGTATGATAGTTGGTGAAATACTTGGTGAGTTTCTTGGTACTTTCTTGTATGAAATGTTCTTAGGTGAAGGTAAAGGACAAAGTGGTAAGTATCTGAAACAAAAGTTTGGAGAACTGGTAAGTGGTGTAGGAAAGTATGGTAAAATGTTCTTAGATTTTGTAATGAGTCAAATTGGTAAATTTGGTAATTTCCTTAAGGATGGATTTCATAGATTTGTAGATGACTTTCCAGTAATTGATATCTCTAAGATGCGTCTTATACCAAGTGGTTTAGGACTTGTTGCTAAAACATTTGGAGTAGATAATCCAAAGTATATGGATGGTGGTAAAGTGAATAGAATACCAGATCTTTCTTTATTAACCCCATTTGGAATGGGTAAATTATTACCACATCTTAAGAACTCCTTTTTCCCATCAAAAGAAAAAGAACCAGTTGAATCAGAGACATCTGTATCAGGAGGTGAAGAAGAGAAAGATATGACAGGAGCAGTGGTAGAAACTCCAGACAACACTGATGAATATACTTTAGAAGATGTATTAGATGATGCAAAAAAAGATGCTGGTGGTGGAACTACAACTGCAGAACTAGGAGAAAAAGATACTTCATCTACATCATCCACTGTGTCTGATGTTTCATCAAAAGCAACATATGAGGAAGTACCAGCTGGAACTGTAATATTAGAAAAACCACAAAGAAGTGATTTTAAAGGAAGATCAGGTGCAGCACAATTTAAAAAAGCCATGATAATGTATAACAATCAAAAAGAGATGTTAAATAGTTACCAGAAAACACAAATGAAAGCAAGTCTAGCCAAAATCTAATGTCAGAAAACGCCCCAGAAGCAGCAGGTAATATAGTAAAGTTTCAGATTTCATCTAACTTTACAGATTATGCTGTTGATTTATCAGCAGGTGTGGTTGACTTTCGTTATTATGAAAATGTTCTAGCTAATAATGTGACTGCCTCTGCCACAATAGTAGAAACAGGATATCAGGAAGATGGTAGTGGTGGTGCTGCTGGAAAACAAAGCACAGTTGATGGACTTCCCATTAGAGGTGGAGAGAGAACTGATATTACAATTGAGGATGCTTATGGTAATGAGTTGACTCTTGAGGAAGGACTATATGTGAACAGACTTAGAGATGTAGATCCAGGTACATCACAAGATATATACTTTCTTGATTTTGCATCTAAGGAATTTTTTGCTAATGAACAAACTAGAGTAGTGAAAAGATATGAGGGAAACATAGGAGATAATGTTGAGAAGATTTTAAAAGATGTATTGAAGGTTGAAGCAGATATAGAGATTGATAATACTGGTGCTCCATATAATTTTATAGGAAATGATAAAAAACCTTTTTACATCTGCACTTGGTTAGCATCTAAATCCATACCAGAGTCAGGTAAAGGTGGATCAGCTGGATACTTATTCTTTCAAACACGTGATGGATTTCATTTTAAATCAATAGATAATATACTTGGAGGGGAAGCAAAGAAAAAATATATTTTTAATAATTCTCCTCAAATACCAGAGGGTTTTGATGCAAAAATACTAACATGTGAAATTAATAGTGATGTGGATGTTGGTAAAAATCTAATGATGGGTATGTATAATAATAGATCAATATTTTTTGATCCAGTATTTTTTAATTATGAAGTACGTAGTTTTCCTGAACCTGAGAAACCTCAAACAGAGGGTCAAATTATAGATGAAGAAAAAACTCCTGAAGTGCCTACATCTGAAAAATATGTGGAAAAAACTGAAACTGCTGCAGAAGAACCTGCAAGTGAATTAATTGCAAAAGAGTTTAGACAATCACCAACCAGACTTATGAGTTTTGTTTTAGATACTGGTGTCATGCCAAGTGGTTTAACATCACAAGAACAGTTGGATGCATGGAATGAAGAAAAATCAAAAACTAATTTTGATATTAGAGATACTGTGGTACAATCTATAATGAGATATAATCAGTTGTTCACAGTCAAAACTGATATAACTATACCTGGAGATTTTACTATTAAAGCTGGTGATTTAGTTGAGTGTAGTTTTCCTGAGTTATCAGGTTCTGAGTCAAAAGAAGTAAACTCTGAAACAAAGGGAAAATACATGGTAGCAAGTGTATGTCATAGAGTCACTCCTGATTCATCAACCACTAGTCTCTCTTTGGTAAGAGATTCATTTGGAGGAAAATAATGTTAGATCAAGGACTAATTAAAAATCATTTTGTAGGTAGAGATGGATTTGTCTGGTGGATAGGACAGATTGCTGATGAAAATACATGGAAAGCAAATATACCAGGATTTCCAGCTCCAACTAATGAATCAACTGAGGGAGAGTCAATTGGTTTTGGTGAAAGATATAAAGTTCGTATTATGGGATATCATACTGCTGCTCCATCAGAACTTTTAGATGAAGAATTACCATGGGCAACAGTCATGTATCCTGTCACTGCTGGTGGTGGAGGTAGAGGATCATCTCAGAATGCAAACTTAACACAAGGTACTTTTGTTTTTGGATTCTTTTTAGATGGTGACAATGCACAACAACCTGTAATCATGGGTTGTATGGGATATAATGATTATCATGCAGTGATGAAAAATGTCCCTGATGCTAAGTTTTTACCTTTTAGTGGATACACACCTAAAGATAAAATTGCTACAACAGGAGTTAGGGATAATGAAACAGAAGAAGAAAAGGTAACACAAGCTCAAAAGGATGGAACAGATTTTAGTGGTGAAACAACAGAAACCTCTACTGGAAATACTACTAGAT